ACTTATAAGAGTAACGACTTATAAGAACAACGACAACAATAAAAATAACAAAAAAAAAGATTATTACTAATAAAACATATGTATAATAATATATCATACATATAATCATTATTACTAATAAAACAAACAGAACTAATAAATCCTTCGTTCAAAAGCATTAAGCCGCAATAGTTTATGATGACGCAATAAACCACATTCATTATAAATACTTTCAGGCATCTTAGCATAAGTAACAAGCGGCGCAAGTCTAAACTCCGCAAAGTTTTTAATAGTTCGCAATTTGATTGCCTTAGCATTACGATCTACTCTTTTGGCACTATCTAAATAACACAATACTAAATATAAATTGTATTTTTTACATAACTTAAACCATAACTGAATACACGCTTTTAAATAAACATAATTGCTATTCTTCTTTTTTAAACTATCGCTAAACGCCAATCGATTATAATAATACATTAAAATCTGCGAAACATTGCCTAATACATTAGCCCATTGATGTCTTAAATAATTGGTACGACTATAATGTGCATCATACATAAAGACTAAATGCTTATATAAATCTACAATAACCTTGTCTTTAAAGTTAGAGTTATTAGCAAAATTATTATTGTAATATATTGAATTTATTGAATATATTGATTGATCAGAAATATATTCAATGCTATAATGGGACAAATAACCAAACACAGCATGACGTCTTTTAGCATTAGTAAAATAAGCAATTATAACATTTGCAGCGTTAATTTTCATAAATTCATGTATAATATTTACAATCTCATTAGGCAGAGGTAGCACTTCAAGCAAAAGTGTATAAGACATAGCGCACTAGTTATAAGTTATTAAGTTATAAATAGATCATCATATCAATTTTTTTTAAGTATAAAAACTGAAAATTGAGAGTCTAGCAAAAAAACAAAATATAGCAAAATTTTTAAATAAAATACAAACGTTTAAATAAGAAAATGCCCTTTAAATCATTTTCAAATATATTTATATATATAAATATATGTGTTGGAATGCAACCGTATCATTAAATACATTTTTATTTAGTTTTTTTGGAGTAAACTTTGCGTATTTTAATAATGTAATCAATATTTATGAATATTTATTCATCAATTCATTCATTTCAATACAGTTAGTAGAATATTTTACTTGGAAACATTTACATAATAAAAAAATAAATAGACTGCTATCAAAGATAGGGTTTTTTTTAATAGTTTTGCAACCAATATTATTTATATTAGTACCAAATAATGTAAAATTCAATGTAAAAGCATCATTAATAACATTATATCTAGTGTGTTTTTTCTTAATCTTTTTTTCAATAAAAAATGATTTTTCGATGGCTAAAGCACCTAACGGCCATTTGGCTTGGAATTGGCTAAGTTATCCACCATATATTGTTTTATTATGGCTAGCATTTTTTTTAGTAATATTGTTATATGCAAAAAAATATATTAATTTTTTTGGCCATTTATTAATTTTTCTAGCAATTTATTATACTTATTATAAAACTAATACATGGGGGTCTTTATGGTGTTGGATAGCAAATATAATGGCTCTATCATTAATAATGCGAACATTTTTTAAGTCGAGCGTTCCAGATTATTTACTAATTAATCCAATTAACAAATAGTAAATAGCAAATAATTATATCTATTTTTTATACTTAAAGAAACACTTAAAGAAACACTTAAAGAAACACTTAAAGAAACACTTAAAGAAACACTTAAAGAAACACTTAAAGAAACACTTAAAGAAACACTTAAAGAAACAGCTAAACAAAATCATAATGAACTATGCTCTTTAAATCAATTTTTAAATGCTTATAAAGGCGACTTTTAATCATTAAAGCCGGATTTTTCTTTTCATAATTGCCAGCAATAACTTTCTTCATATTTTGAATATAAATCTCTCCAAAAATCTCGGGATCAATCGTCTTTTCAGCACTCACTTTCCACTCTACAAACAGCGTTAATATTTTCTTGTCAAACGATTTTATGAATGCACGCAAATAAGTATCGTCCATAATTATCCATTGCAGTCCATCAAATATATATAGCACGTTTTCTTTGGTATTAAAACATTTAATAGGCAACAATGTGCCCTTAACATTTAATATGTCAATATATTCGCAAATAATATTAAAAATTCCGTCAACATAATCATGCTTAAATATTTTCTGTAAATGGTCTTGCCCTAATACTAAATTAGCCATAAAATTATTTATATTAGAACCAGCACCAGCACCAGCACCGTCCAAATAATCATGCTTAAAATTTTGATTTAAATAATCTAATATATTTATCTTATTTTTAACAACATTTACATATTTTTTCAATTCATTGTAGTCCGATTCGAGTTTTTCATATTTATTATGTAACATTATTACCATAGTAAATAAATTTTGTATATTTACATCGCGTGACAAACTTTCTAGTGTCAAACTTTCTAGTGTCAAACTTTCTAACGGCAAAACATTTGATTTATGAGAACATCTTGCAAATTTACATTTTAGTAAATGATTGTTATACGCAGTTTTGCGAATATATTTTTTATTGCAATATGCACAATTATATAAGCAATTAGTACTACATATGCCTCTTATAGGATCCATAGCAAACTATTTTTAGCAAGCACTTTCACTTAATACACAATCAATAAAAAAACATAAATTATTCAATTTTTTAATTATAAAGCAATTATAAAGCAATTATAAAGCAATTATAAAGCAATTATAAAGCAATTATAAAGCAATAAAAAAAATATAATATAGTTTTATAATAATATGCCTATTCCTGACACTAAATACAATTATAGTTTTAGTAAATTAAAACGCGATATTTCAAACAATTCATTTGTATACAGCAATCATATACTAACATGTGATCTAAGCGATACTCTTATTCGTAATAGCACGTCACAACCCAACAATATATATTTAACGTCTAAAGCAGCATTTTTAATACACCCCTTTTCAAATGTTTCTAATTGTAACACTCAATTTTCAAGCAACAACAATTTTGCTTTCAAATATAAGAAACCATTAACAAGCCTAAATGATGGATCAACGTCTCACAATACAATTCAAATACAAAAAGAAATACAAGATCAATTACATACGTCGAGTTCCAATTATACACAAGTGTTAAGTTCTTTAACCGTTTCACAAGATATTACCACAGCACAAAAAAAAGCATGGCATAATGCCAGCGATCGATCACAGAAAAAAACAGGTTCAAATAACGGAGTTGATATTAAACATAATTCATATGACAGATATTTAGCAAAAAAGAAATCGACCACACTAAAAACACAAAATAACCAAAATAGCCCAGTAGTTCCTTTACAAGGAAATAAAACTAAATATTATTCGCTAACTACTCAATATAATAATTGCATGTCTAATTGCTGAAAGTAAAATATAAAATATAAAATATAAAATATAAAATATAAAATTTTAAATTTAAAATATAAAATTTAAAATTTAAAATATTTTATAATGTATATCTAAAATCATCACATGCCACTTATGAAAATGAACCTGCAAACACAAAACGATGTGGTAAATAACCAGACAGCTTATATTCAGAACCAGCTTGGACCATATTTTCAAGCACAACCCATATTACGTCTAGGTTCATCTGCTAATAGAAATTTTTTACCCCTTTATATTCAAGGAAATAAATATTGTAAATCGTGCGGAGGTAAGTGAAACGACAAAAAGTGAAACGACAAAAAGTGAAACGACAAAAAGTGAAACGACAAAAAGTGAAACGACNAAAAGTGAAACGACTTTTATAAAAATTGATATAAATATTATTTATGGTTTTAAATTATAAATTATAAATCATAAATAATATGACCAATAATACAGACAATCGAGTAATGCAAATGGCAAAAGTCCAAAGCGAAGGCTTAGAATTATTTAAGAAAAAAAATAGCGATTATGGAGATGCATTTGCTAGCTATGGAGTAATTGGTGTATTAGTTCGAATGGGTGACAAGATTTTACGCACACAATCGATCACAAATCGTTCAATTTCTCTTGTAAATAGCGAAACACTAAGAGACACACTCATTGACCTACATAATTATTCAGCAATGGCTATTATGTTATTAGATGAAGAAAGAGAAACAAACTAGAAACAGAAACAGAAATAATAAGCACTAGCATAATATAATGCACACAATCCTAATACACACACATTATAACCATAACAAAACATAAAATCTAAAAGCGCACATCTAGTATAATAAAACATAACATAAATAGTCCAAAAATCCTTTACCATAAACGTATCGACTTCTTTATATCCTTTTTTTTCATAATATGCCTTAACCCCTTCACCGCTAATTACCACAATCCCGTAAAGCCCGTTTTCCATAGCTATTATTTCTGCACAATTAAGCAGCCCTGACCCAATACCGCTATGTTGACAACCACTTTTTGCAATACTATTAACCGCTAATGTGTCGCCATATACATGCAACTCGCGAATAAGCCCGCGACCTCTAAGGATGTCAAAAATGATTTTATTATTTTTCTGGTCAACGCAACGCAATCTAGTAAAACCAAATAGCGCCTTTTTATCCATGCTTTCGTAAGCAATAAAATAATCGTCACCGCAATTGCCCCTATATTTATAACAATTGTAAGCCGCCGCTTTATTATAATAAGACGCATTGCGACCGATTTCACGTGCTCGTATATCTTTAGAACACACTCCGTCACCTTGCAACATATTATCAATGATTTGACGCATATTACCTATATTATTTCCGCCTTCAACATATACCCCACACGGAATATCGCGAATAACACGCGGAAGTCTAATCCAATTAGGGCAAGTTTCCATAGCATAGCGCACAACATCAATAAGCATTTTAGGGTCTTTGTCAAAATACGGAATATATTTTCCTTCAGCATGCCATTTTTGAATAACCGTCCACGGCACAGTTTGACAAGGATAAACCTTCATTTGGTCAGGACAAACCACACTATACACATAATCAAACATTGCTTTATCAATTTCCACACTTGCACCAGGTAAATCAGGCATAATGTGGATGTCCACCTTAAAACAATTATCTTTCAAATAACGCAATGCCTCTAATAACTGCTCAACACTATGACCGCGATTAATCTTTTTTAAAATAGCATTGTCCACGTGTTGCGCTCCTAGCTGAATACGTGTAACTCCCCAACGCCTAAATCGCCATAACCAGTCGTCATCTAATGCGTCAGGTCGCGTTTCAATACATATACCAATAATATGAACTCGAGCGGTCTTATTTATTTTGATTTCTTCTTCTACAGACAGCGGACAACGAATAGCCTCTAATAAACTAATATCAAGTTTATCATTTACACAAGTATCATAATTTATATATAATTTGCGCAAGTCAAAATAAATATTTGCTACATAAAATATGTCACGATGAAAGCGCTCCAAATAACCAACCGGATATTCGGTATATGTGCCGCCTTCAATAATAATTTCTAACTTATCAATTACGTGACCATTATTAAAATACGTGTCAAGCCTGCTCAACATTTGGCCAACAGCTTTGAATTTTTGCTGATTTGCCCGCAATACGGCTGGCTCATAATATAAATAACTCCGCGGTTGTGCTTGCCAATTATTGCCTTCATGAGCAGGTTCATTGGGGCAATAATAGCAATTATGCTTGCAGCTGAATTTTTGTCCATCTGGAAATGGAGCAGTAAGCAGTGTAATACTTGTAATACCCGAAATATTGCGCATAGGTTTCTTTCGCAAGAGCAGTTTTAATAAATCAAAATGCACTCTTAAAGAAGGATCAAAATCCGAAACAGTCACAAGATTATTAAACACATTTAGCAAAATAGATTTTTTAATATTTACTATTCTAGATAAGCGAGTTTCTTTGTTAAATAGTCGCTCAAATTGCTTATACAAGTCGTCACTATTTGCCATAGTTAAATAGTCAGGATTGGCAGCCAACCAAGCTAATAAATTTTCAAAAATGATTTTACATTTTTTAATGTCTAATGTTGAAAGATCAATATTGTTAAGATCATTAGGACCTACAGCATTCTTAGCATTTAAATAGTCCTCAATATTTGCGGTCATTAGCAATAATTAGCAGAGCAATAATTAGCAGAGCAATAATTAGCAGAGCAATAATTAGCAATGTAATTTTTATCAA